TTTTAAAGTTAAAATTGAAGGTTCTCCGCTGCGTCCCCAAACACTACACGTTCCTTTGAATGAAAAGTCTCAAGAGTATTCACTGGTTTTCTGTGGAGAATATCCTGAAACTAAGAGGGTAAATAACCAGATGTGTTTTCTCGTGGAAACACTCTCGGAAAAGGAGTGGTGGTCTATTGATGAGTTTGTAGAATATAATTTGTTCACTGATGAAGACGTTTGCGACTGGGTAAATGAAAAAAATCAAATAGCAAAGAGGTGTCCAAATATTAAGCGCAGATGTTTTATGTGTAATCGTTTTGCTACCAAAGGAAAAACACTCTGTGGTAGGTGTCCGCTCGATAAGAAATGTGATGATTACATCTATGCTTAAATATATTTATTACACCTTTTCTCATTTAAAACGCCGATTTTATAAGGCGGCCAATCTATGAAAATATTATATCGTATAATATTATAATAAATGTTGAGTATCATTGAAAATATTCCGAATGTTGAAACATATCCACTTAAATATGTATTTGAAAAATTAAAATTACAACATAAACCTAATACATTATGGTTAGAGTTTGGAGTAGCATCTGGAAATACTATTAATTATATTTCTAAATTTACAAATGATAAAGTTTATGGTTTTGATAGTTTTGAAGGATTGCCTGAAAAATGGAGGGATGGTTTTGATAAAGGTTGTTTCAACAGAAATGGTAATTTTCCAAAGGTTAATAGTAATGTTGAACTAATTAAAGGATGGTTTGATGAAACATTACCTAATTTTATAAAAAATCATAATAAAAAAGTTTCTTTCATTCATATGGATGCCGACTTATATAGTTCTACAAAATGTATTTTCAATAATTTAAAAGATTATATTGATAAAGATTGTATTATCATATTTGACGAATTAGTAAATTATCCTGGTTTTGATGGAGATACAGGAGAACTCAAAGCATTTTATGAATTTATTACAGAAAATAAAGTAGATTATGAATGGATTGGAATGAATGGAAAACCAACTGGTATGTCTGGTTATTATCACGAAAATGTGGCATTAATTATTCATTCAATATAGTAATTATGTCTCATATAAAAAATCGGCGTTTTAAATGAGAAAAGGTGTAAAAAGTTGGAATAAATGCGGTACTCTATATTTTTAAACCTTTAGAGGTCCCCTAAATGAGGTGAATATGAATTACTTTTACGATCTCCCCGATGATCTTCAAGAAGAGATTTACGGATGTGCTCATAAGTTACTATTAAAACGCACATTTCCGTTTATAGAAACTAAGCCTAACCATTATAAAAGTATTATTTACAAGACGTTTTGTGAAGCAAGTTATAATCAAAAAGACCTTAATCATTTCAATAGTTTCCTGGATTATATCCATGGCAAGGCTTACGGATTCCCATCGGAGACTTCGCGCGAAAATAAATACATGAATATGATGGACAATTTAATTATAACATCGATGCTATGAATGGTAATATAATTTAACCGTATCGTTGATTGGAAAAAATGTACATGTATATAATTATACAAAAAAATATTTACATTAGTCCTTCGGAATATAAATGGCTGCGTGACAATGAACCTCTTCTATGATCTTCCGAATGAGATTCAAGATACGATCTGGTATGAAGTACATAAAAGTTTTCTAAAAGAGCTACACATAGAAATTAAATACGGATGGCCATTATGTAGGAAAATGATTTATAAGAATAGAGTTTACACTCATTTATTAAATTCTGAAATGTCAAATGAAACAATTAAGGTATTTAATGAATATCTTGATTATAAAAAAGGAAAAGGAGTATATATACCACAGCTTCTCCATAATGTATACATTAAATTAGACCCATTCATTTTTTAATTTAATTATTGTGAATAAAATGTTAATAAATTAGTAAATGATAATGTATTATGTTAGAAAAAATGCTATAAAAATTCAAAAAACGTTTAGGGGTTATCGTTTAAGAAAAAAACTGAAAGTTTTTAAAGAGCTCCCTTGGGAGCTATGGAATCGTGTTTTGTATTATTATCGTTATCAACATCATATTCAACACAATTTTAAAAATTCTATCTCTCGAATTTATAATAATAAAATCTTAGATTGTGATGAAGACGTTGTACAATTTCATTTAAATGTCCCAGATGAAGAGTATTATATAATCATTTTATTAAGAACCTATGCCACAAGAGGTTATTATATTCTTGTAAAAAATGATGTACTGGATATGTTTAGAAAATATTCTATGGTATTATACTAAAATAATATAAGGGAAGCTAGGACGCGTGGGGCTCGAACCCACGACCACCGGATTAAAAGTCCGGCGCTCTGCCTACTGAGCTAGCGTCCCTTATATCATTTATAGAAACTTTAACATTGCTGGACGTCTAAAACAAGACTCTGTGAAGTCTAATTCTTTAAAACGCGTATACATAAAATAATCTCTGATGTATTTACAACATGGGGCTAATTCTTGAATAGCGTGATAATATTTAGCTTTTTTTACAAAACTATAAAGTTCTTTATTTATTTCTTTAATTTTTTGTTTATGAACTATCTTGAAGATAATGCTTAAGATATCTTCTGGTAGATTATACAATCTATTCATACTTATAACTTATTTTATTCTTTATACTGTTTTAAAACGTCTTTTCTCCAAATCCAAGTTCTTGAGTCATTTCAATGGCTACACCAATCATGGCAAGACGCCCAATAAACATTTCATTAGAAGTAAGATCCTTACCCTTAGAAATCCCCAAAGGATCAAAAGAATAATTTCCAGGTTCATGAGAATCCTTCATGGTGAACCAATTAGACACTTCATTTGGAAAGTTATAAGCCTTAAAAATCTGTGCAGATTCAGATGCGCCTACTACTCCTAGAAGAGCTAGTTGAACTGAAGAATCTAGACTATTTACAAAGTTGACTCCAAGAACATCTGAATTAACATGATCTAGAACGGGAATTGCAACAGAACTTAGCATAGCTACGCGTCCATGCTTAATTTCAGCCTCTTGAACAAACTTATGCGGCGCGGCGTAACCAATCGAAGAAGTAACAAGTCCTAGCATCCTAATGTAGTATATTATTAATCTTTAAATTGTTTAAAAAAAATATTTTTGAAATATAAATGAATATATTATTTATAACACTTCTTTCACTTTTGACATTACTGGTAATTTTTTACTTTAGTGGCGTTTTAAGTTTTTATACTGCAACACCGGCTGATATAAACTTTAATGGTGCTTCTGCTTTGATAGCATTCGATTCAAATGGTAATCTTAAGACTGTACCAGTATCAAATGTTAACACTGGTATAAATACCGCTGTTAGTGGAACTGGAGATTCGCTAAGCACTGACATAACATCTAATTCAAACAATTTTACTAATTTTAGTACAAATCTTTACCCAAAACTAGCCAGTAACGCAGATGTTGCTCGCGCTGTTCAACAAGGTACACAATCTTTAGCAACATTCAAAGATCTAGGAAGTTATGTTAAGAAGGGGCAGAAATATAAGATTTACAACAATGACAATAATCAAATTTTATTAAGATGGGGTTCTAATATACAATCAGATGGGTCTGTAAATGCAACTGATAATTATAGATATTTTAATATAAATGACTAAATTAACGTCTTAGACTTTTCTTTCCACGAAACATACCCAAGGCTCCGTCTAGCTTCTTTCTTTCCTTCTTAGTAAATCCTTCGTCTTCAACTATAAATTCTTCAAGAGAACCAAATGAACCGTCAGATTCTTCTGAGTTTTCTTCAGCGGTTGATAGATTCTCTACTTCGTGAATGCGATCCCATTCTCTGCAAATTTCACGTGAATTGTGTCTACATGGGCACAAACAAGTCTTCTCAGAAAATCGTTTACATTCATTAAACTTGGGTAATTCCGACCCTAGGGTCGGAAAGTCTTTACGATGAATTTCGCAACACTTACAATTTCGTAGATCTTCTGGAATACAATCCATATTCAGAATGTTATCAAAATAATTTTTATTCGAATCTACTGTAGACATATCACTTGTTATTAATAAATTATACCTTTAAATTAATCTTCGTCTGGTACCACATTAGTAGATTCGTCACAAGAAGTACACGGGTTCTTAAAGACTTCTGGTTCTTCTTCTTCTTCTAGATCAGAATCTGATGAAATTTCATAGCTTTTCCAATCTACCGCGTGCCTAAAACAGAAGAAGTTCTTAGAACCTTCTGGTTGTGTAGTAGCCGATTTTCCACACGGATCTCCAGATTTAGTAAGTCCTTGGCATTTTTTACCAACTATTTCTTTTGTTTTCTTCGGACTCTCCTTTGGGTCTTGTTTCGGCGTAGTATCCAACTTAGGAATTTTCTTAACTCTATTTTTTACAAGTTCATCAATGTCCTTCTTTGTAATTTTTTCTTTATTAAAGTCATCAAGATTGATATTATGTTCAGCCGCGTACTCTGCGGCAATTTTAGTAGCAAATTTCTTAGGACCATTAAAAATCGGGACATCTTTTGGTACATGTTTTGGTGTATCAGTAGTTGCCAAAAGCTTATGTGCAAGTTCGATAAACGAGTCATTAAATATTTTAAGAAGTTCAGAAATAGCATCGTCATCAAGATCGTGCTTAGTCTTAAAATCGTTAAACTTTGTCTCGAGGCTCATGATCGATTTATACTTTGATATAATTCTCAGTTCTAAGTAAATTATTTTTTTGTAAATTTTAAAATGGTATAAATATAAATTATATTATTATAATATAATGAATTATACAGTTGGAGAAACATTCGTTGGCTGCGGAGGAAGTCACGAAGGATTTAAAAGAGCTGGTTTTGAATCAGTATTTGCTAATGATATATGGGCAGATTCTCTGAAAACTCTCAAACAGAATAATGCGGATTGTGATTTAAATATTGTACATGATGACATTAACAATGTTACGGCATCTTCGCTAAACCTTAAAAAGAATTTGGATGTTTTAATAGGAGGAGTAGTTTGTAAAGGATTTTCTCTAGCAGGAGTTAGAAATCCTTGCGATCAAAGGAATTATTTATATTTGCAACAGCTTAGACTTGTTAAAGAATTGAAACCTAAGATTAGTATTATAGAAAATGTTCCTGGTATGATATCTATGAATATACTTAATAAGACTCAAGAAGAAGAAATTATTTGTCTAACTAAAAAAATGGATAATGTTTGTGAGGAGCATAAAAAGGTTAGAGCTAATATTATTAATCTAAATAAAAAAGAACAAAACGCTGAAAAAGAAAAAGAAAAACTTAAAAACTTAACAGAAGAAAGAAAAATTATAGATAAACAACTTGATAAATATAAATATAATGTAGTAGATCATATATTTCAACTGTACGAACAAATGGACTATACAGTTTACAAAAAAGTTCTGATTTGTAGCGAATACGAATGTTACACTAATAGAAAGCGTCTATTTATAATAGCTATTAGAAACGATATTCATAAGAAAGAATGGAAATATCCAGAACCATTAACAAAAGATCTCTTACCAACTGTTAAGGACGCCCTTACTCTATTAGACCCAGTTATAAACGATCCGAAGAATGATCCAGATAATGTACCGATGAAACATACAGAAAAGACTATTGAAAAATTTAAAAAAGTATCTATTGACAAAAAAAATAACGACGAAAAATTCTTTTCAAGAGGTACTTCTAATCGTCTTGATTATTCAAAACCAGCTCCTACTTTAGTTCCTGGTCATTCCTCGTTTCAGATTCATCCAGTTGAACATCGCTCTATAACTGTAAGAGAAGGAGCATTAATAACTGGATTCCCTAAGGAATATAAATTTTTTGGTTCACATACTTCTAGATGTATGCAAATTGGAAATGCTATTCCAGTTAATATGGCTAAGAACATTGCTCTAAAGTGCAAAGAGTATTTAGACGATGTTCTAGTTTAGAATCTTTTCCAAAATTTTCAATAATATATCTGGTTACTTCACTTATGTTTTTAACTTGACTTGACAGATCGTCTGTATTAGGATAAAAACCAGATTCTCTTATTCTAGTTTCTATACTTATCCAATTGTTTATTATTGAGATATCTTCTTTTTTCTTTATTAAAATCTTTGAAGCATCTACATTGTGATGTATGTTATTGCATGTCTCGCAAAGTAGAACTGCTATTTTTTCGTCATCTATATTATAAACAGAATGTGCTCTCCAATGATCTATAGCCATCCTATTATCTTCTGAAGAACACAATTCACATTTATTTTTCTTTGAATTTACAAATGAATCCCTATCTTCTTGTGTTTTGAACAAATTTCTTTGACATGTAATTTTTTTTTCTTCATCATTTAATTTGTAAAAAATTTCTTGTTCTTCGGGAACTCTTTTAATTAACTGTCTATTACTTACTACAGTTCTTATCTGTCTTTGTACATCACCTGGTATGCTTCCAGCTTCTAATAGATCTTCTACTGTTACTATACCTAAATCTTTTAAATGTGTATTTAATATTTTATCAATATTAACTTCATCTTGTTTGTCATAACCCAATGAAGTTAATATAGCAAAATAAGTTTCTAGACGTTTTTTCGATATTTTAGAAAAATAAGAAACGATTGATACAATCAGATAAGATTGAGTCATGTTTTAAACTAATTTATCTTTTTTGTTTTAAGCATCGTATTTTTTTGTAAAATTGTTGCTTAGAAAAATATTACAACTAAACAGTTTTCTTTTTACGTATCTTTTTAACTTTTTCTGGAATAAGATCTTTCCAAAGTTCCGTTACGTCTTCCATCATAGGCTCGAATATAGTCTGAATAGCAGACTTGAACTGATGTTCGAAGTAATAAATGTAATCAATAGGAATAGCATTCTTGATTACATAATCTGGATCTTCTACTTTTTCAAACTGTCGAGTCCCTTGATATGTAACAAATACATAAGGGACTCTTTCTCCTCCGGGTACAGTGTCCATCTTGTCTCTGTCCTCTCGCTTTCGAGCGAGAGCCACGTGTGGAATATTAGCAGGGCACCTTTTGAAAATGCACTCCTTTTTACAACTTGGACAAACGTGTTCTGTCTCAACGAATTCGATTATATGAGACTTATTTTTATTTTTAAGTGTATGAAGTTTTGATACATTCATTTCTTTCTTGCCGACCACATTCAATTCGTAATAAGTCTTATCACATTCTGTACACACTGCCTTATTATCAAAAGCATAACCAGTTCGCAAACTCTTTGATAACATCAATTGTTTCATTGGAACTTCTGAATTAACTAATTTACGGATCTTTTCTCTTGCGTACTTCTTAGACGTTTCGATGACTTCTTCTACATTGTCGAACTCGTAATTCAGAACCTTTTCGTTCTTTAGAATGTATTCAAAAATTTTCTTTGAGTTTTCTCTTACATATTCACAATTGTCTCGGCGAACAACTTGAATACCCTTGTAGTCGATGTAATCAAACTTTAATGGATTAGTCCAGTAAAGACTTGCGTATCTCTTTTTTGAGAATAGAATAAACGGATACATAACCTTTTCAAATTCAAGTTCAATAGGTTTCTTAAAGGTCGCTGAAATTCTATCAGAACATTCTGGTGCTACCTTGAAAACGTAATTCATATGATCTTGTCCCTTTAGGTCACTTTTAAACTTTACATAAACAGAATCAGTGTCTCCGTATACTACCTCGCAGTCGTACCATTCTTCGGCACACTTCTTACTATGCGCAATCATTTCACGACCACATGCTGTTACAGAGGCGGCAATTCTTTTATTTGGAAGTCTACCATACTTTGCACCCGTGAAACCATAAATACTATTCATAGAAACCTTGATAGCGAGCTGAACCCCATTTAGAACTTCATATAAACTATCGTTCGGTGAAAGACTCTTCATTTGTTTACGAATAGCCTTACGTTCTTTCCATAGTCGAGAAAGAATCATTGGCATAATACCTGTGCGATTTTGTACAAATCGTACATTGACGTTTCTTTTGATTTCATTGCCGTCCTCGTCAGTTTCGTCTTCATCCCAATTCATATCGAAGTATTCTACACCTTCAAGATTATCAAATTCTGGATTTTCTACAATGGTAGCATAATCGTAATTATGAGCAATCATAATACTTGGATACAGACTTGCGAAATCAAGTCCAGCGATAGGTTCGAAATGTGCTCCGGGTGTAGCACTGAGAACTGTTGCTCCAGTAAATTTTTCATCTTTATCCTCTGTGTCATCTTTAGGTTTATAATCTAATGCAGGAATTAGATAACCTTCTTTCTTCGTTTCATAAGCGATTTGTGTATGGACACGAATTTGTTGGCCTCGCAACTCAATGTATTGCATCGGAACCATTGTAATATTAGCCATACCAATATTATTCGTGATAATTCTCAATTTAATAATTAGCTCTATAAGAAGCCAAGTATCTTGAACACAATACTTTACAACAAGCGCCATTTGTTCAGCTGTGCCAGTATTGTACTTAAATAGATCAGCTGGAGAAAGATCGTCTTTTTCATCTCCGGTAAAATGCTTTGCGACGTTATTCAATTTATAAGACTCTAGCTTGTGTTCTTTTTTAATTATAAACATAAGATCGTGTTGAGTAACGCCGTACATCTTTATATATTTCATATTGTTGTCTCCATAAGCAGAAGTATTTAATTGATCTTCATGAATAACAGCTGGTTTACTTTCGATTCTACTTAGATTTTCGAGGATGTATTCTATACCAAGCAGTTTTGCTCTTTCATATACATAATTCCAATCGAAAGTGTATCCGTTGTATTGAATAAGAATATCTGGATCAGTTTTCATAATAAACTTTACCCACCCTATAATTAGTTCTTTTTCTGAATCGTATTCTTCAATTATAATTCCTTCTACTGGATCACAACGCTTATCTATAGGACTTTTAAGAGTAACTACATGCTTTAGTTTTTCTTTAGTTCCGAATTTATACAAACTTGTACCAATCTGAGTAATAACGTCTTTTGGATTTTTATAATCTGGAAAATCGTTCTGATTAAGATATCTGCTTGAGTATGAAAAAGCCTCAATGTCCCAAGATCCAAGTGTAAGATTACAAACATCTTGACGATCTACCTTTTTAACTCTGGAATAATCACAATAATAAGAATTCTGACATCTTGAAATTTCATTATCTTGTGTAATTCCTGTTACTTCTACCCAGCCAGCCATTTGAATTTCTTGTTTATGACTGAATCGAAGAAAAGGTTCAATATTAGATTCATACAAGTCAAACTTAAGAGTACTTATTGGGTCTATAGAGCTAATTTTTGGAAGCCTAGTTTTTTCTCTTGGGTTTAGAATGTACTTAATCTTATTAAATGTCGCTTGATTTTTACAAACAAATCTTAGAAACTTATACTCTTTTTCGTTTGTAAAACCTTTGTACTTCTTTCTTTTTACAATAGAAACGGATTCTAGGTCTTCTTTATTTCTAAATAGTCTATTTCTTACGAATCTTTCTACTTCTTTCTTTTTGTATTCATCGAAGTTATGTTGAAATCTTTCTGGTACTAGAGCAAAGAAATATGGTTTATAATTTTCAAATCTTACACAAACAGATTCTCCTTCGGTGTCTACACCAAATGTATATATGTGATAGTGCTTATCTTCTCGTTCATTATCAGAATCATAATTTTCAATAATTTCATCAGAAGCTTCCCAAGATAAAATTTGAAATATTAATTTATCTTTGCTTTTATTAATCTGGTTTCTGATGAAAGGTTCCATATCTAATTAGTAATCTTTTAATATTTTAAGTTAGTTATTATTTTGCAAAATATTGATAAGAAATAAAAGAGTAGATCCAAGAGCAACACTCTTTTTTAAAAGTTTTCCATCGGAAGTAGAAACTCCAAATATAGTAAAATCTAGCCATCTTTCTGAAAGTATATTTCCTAATATTATCCAGTCGAGCGTTGTCGCAGATTCTTCTGCTATATTTAATATAACAACATCTAAATTATCTCCAGTCTTTTTCATTATTTTTTCACTTGGAGTTCTTACTAAAAATTTATTCATAAAATCCATCGATTTTATATATTTCAATAGTTCATCTCTTCTAAACGAGTACCTCGACATGTTAATTAATAAAAATATATTAGAAACTATATATAAAATAAGAGGATGTAAAAGATATCTATCATGAACGTCTATATTTATATTATTTACGTCTAATCCGTTTGGTAGTAAAGTTTTGATAAATATAGCAGTTGCCACTCCTCCTATAACAGTAACAAAAGCTATTATATCATTAAAATATCTAATTGTATACTCAATGTCGTGTCTAATCTTTCCTAATTCTTTTATTATAGTTCCTAAACAAAGGTTATCATCAAATATATACTCATTGCTTTCCAATCTTTTAATAATACTAATAAAACTCTTAATGTGAACATCCATTATGAAAATAAATGTATAAATGAATGTAAAAATTACTAAACGTGAATATAACCATTCTATTAGAACTATTACATAAAAAATAGAATCAGCTAGATTATCTAACCAATAGTACTTATTATTAAAAGAACTAAGATCAATAAAATTAAATACTATAGAACAAATTGTCGAAATTAAAATAATAGAAACTTTAAATTTTAAACATACATTTAGTTTATCGAAGTGATTGGTCTTAAAATAAAATTTTGCCCATAAATAAATAAGAGGTATATTAAGATGTAAAAATGAAGAAACTAAAAATTTAGGATCTCCAGTGTTATTTATAAATTTAATAAATGCATAGATTGGTTGTGCAGAAATTAGACAAAAAATCAAAAATGAATAAAAAGTGTAAATAGAATACAATATTTTTTCAAAAAACGTAACATTTTCTATTAATTCTAAACTAACTTTTTCAAAATTTGGAGAAGGTGTAAAATTTTTAACAATGTTATTTATAATTTTTGTTTTATTTTGTTTTCTTTTGAACGAAAAATCTATATTTTTTTTCCTCACTAGACTAAAATTTACATACCAAGAATTAATTCCTAAAAAATTTAATAAAATATTTAACATTTATTAAATATGAAATATATAATAATCCTCTTAATTGTATTTGTATTGTTACTTATACCGTGTATAAATTATCATAAATCAAGTGATGGTATATATTATACAAGCAGAAACGCTGAAACTGCAAACGTAATGAACACTCTTCGATCTATTTCTTTTTCTCTGTCAGATAAACTTCCAGAGAAAGACTCTAAATTATTAAAAGCAAGTCTTGTTTTTACTACATTTAAAGAATTAAACGGAGACTCTCCTAGAGTTTTAGCTTGGAATTATGATAAAGGAAGAGAAATCGCAATAAGAATATATGACTCTCGGGGAAATGTTTATCCCGTAAGGCAAATTATAAGAGCTTTATTACACGAACTGGCTCATACATTAACAAAAACAAATGGACACGGGCTTAAATTCCAACAGAAAAATGCAATGCTACAAAAATATAAAGAGTTATACGTTAATACTCTATTAAATAATACATTTATAAATAAATAATGAATGAATTATTTATAGGAGGAGGGGGGTTCGATGGGTTCACATTCTTAGGAGCTCTAGAATACATTCATAAAAATAATTTATTAGATCTTAAAAGATTTTATGGTTGTTCTATAGGTTCTCTATTGGGATTGATGTATATATCTGGAAAAACTCCCACTGAAATATTGAACTACCTATTATTAATAGATGCAAAGGAAATTATCAAAATAGACATCCGAAATATAACTACTCATAATTCTATATTTGATTCGTCTGCATTAGATACTTTGATAAACGGAATAGATTATCCAAGCGAAACTACACTCGGAGATGTATATGAAAAATCTGGAGTACATGTAAATGTATTTGTAACAAATACTACTTCAAATCAGTATCAAAATTTAAATAGTATAGATAATTCAGACATGCAATTAAAGGACGCTATAAAAGCGTCCATGAGCATTCCTTTTTTGTTTCCGCCAGTTATCATAAATAATAATACATATATAGACGGATGTTGTAAGAATTTTTATGGTGCGCCTCCAGATGATAGGTATATCCTTGGATATTCTATAATAGGAAAATTTTTAAATGAATCGAGTCATTTTAACAATGTATTGGCTTCTATTATAAACTTAAAAGAACCACGAGGGTGTTTTATAATTAAATGCGACAAAAAAGATAACAACTCAAAATACTTTAACACGGATTCTATAGATAAACTAGAACTTATTCAGATGTATTCTGACGGTGTTAAATTTGCGAAGGATCAATTACAATTATAGACCTTTTTTCTTTCTTGGATGTTACCATAACGTAAGCATTTCTAAGTTTTTCAGAAACTTCTTCAAAACTAGTTTCTTTTTTGGGTATTTTGTAACTTACAATTTCTTTGTATACTAAACTTTTGTCTACTTTATTTCTATTTTTAGTTTCTAATATTTTTATTAGAGTTTTCTTAAATTTATTCTTACATAATTCTCCGTTGAGATAATATAACGCATTCGAATTAGAAAATGTTAAGTAAGGAATGTTATTTCTGGAACAAATGTCTGTAAAAAAATCAGAATTAGTGTTATACTCTAAAAAATCTGTAAAAATCATGCAAAAATCAATAGAATTCGTTATTTTAACTTTATCGGATTCTGATCTTCTAAAAACATTAATATCATTATAGTTACACATTTTGATTAATGCAGTTTTTTGAGGAGAATACACTAGATTTACTACAACATCCTCTGATAAATAACTAAGTCTTTTTGAAATAAGACCCATGTTATCCCAGTTATAATCAGTGATTAGAAGACAATTGGTCATATTTTATAATTTACATTTACTAAAATTCTTTGACATGGTAAATATTTGTAATTTTAATAAATGTAAATTATAAAATATGGAATTAATATTTCTAATAATGTCTTTGTTTTTGATTGTTTACTTATTTTTTAAAAAACGTGATAAAAATATTGTAAAAATTCCAAGTAACACTTTATTTTTTTATTCGATGGAAAATTGTCCACATTGTCTTTTAATGGAATATCAATTCATGTTTCTAGAAAAAGAATTATCTAACATGGAAATTTTTAAAATTACACTTAAAAAAGATGGCTCCGTAGAATATTCAAATGATTCAGAAGAACTTAAACAAGTTTCTTTACAAAATAAAATAGATGCTTATCCGACCTTTATGTTTTCGAACAAAGTTCACTTAGGTTCTATGGAACGAGATGAACTATTAAATTTTATAAAATAATAATATATAATTTAATTAATAAATGAACCCAAATAAAATAATATGCATAGGAGATATACACGGGGACTTCAAGATATTTAAAAAAGTTCTATCTATGTGTAATTTAATAGACGAAAAAGATAATTGGATTGGTGGAAAAACTTTTGTTGTTCAAATGGGAGACACACTAGATGGTAAAAGACCAGGTGTTAATATCTCAAGAGAATTCATAGAAGAGTCTGGTGAAGTAGAAATTATAAAATACATTATATATTTAGATTCTCAAGCAAAAACTGCAGGAGGTCGTGTAATATCTATACTAGGTAATCACGAATTATATCCATATTATTTTGCAAATGACAAGAGTTTTATCAGAGATTATGTTAAAAAGGCAGACATCAAAGCCTATAAAAAAGAATACAATACAGATCGTATTAAATTCTTTCAACCCGGTGCAATTGGAGCCTCATTACTAGGAAGAACCAGACCTTTAATTCTTCAATTAGGAGAATTTTTATTTATACATGGGTCATTAACAGAGTCTTTTATAGAACAGAATATAGATAAATATGGTTATGTAGACATAGACAAAATCAATAAAGAAACTTCTTATTGGTTACAAGGTAAATCTAAAATTCCTTATTATCTTTCTAAATTAGACGAAACTAATCCAGTTTTTTCGAGATTTTATTCTAATAAAAAACAATTACAAGAAGAAACTTGTAAAAAAATAAAGGAACAGATTAAAAAGTTCAAAGGAGTAAAACACGTAATTATGGGTCACACTTCTTACAAAGAAATAAATTCTGCGTGTCAAGGTACGTTAATAAGAACAGATGTTGCACTTTCGAGAGCATTCGGAGGTACTATATCTGATAAAAAACTTCAAGCTCTTGAAATAATTAGAGACGGACCAATGTCCGGAGTTAATATAATTTCTCGAGAAGGAACACTTAAATTACATTAACATTTTTACTATCTTTTCATAACCCGGAAGAATATTGGTTGCTCCCTTTTCTGAATATTCTGCTACAGGAACTTTTAGATTTCCAAAAACTTTATGAACGTCAAATACTTTATCGTTGTAGTATTGTACTTCAATAAAAAATTCATGTATTTCCGCGAGAAACACCTCGTATTTGGCTTTATGTGAATTTGTAATATCAATTATTCCAAATTCATTATCTGTTTCAATATCAGAATCAAATATATCATTTCCGTATTTTTGAACTATCTTCCCATTTGTTTTCCCCATTGCTAATAGGTAACCAAATAATTGATAAAGATCATATTTATTTTTTCTTACATTATTAAATTTCATTCTTGTTTTAAGTTCTATAACAATTTCTCCGTCAGATGCGTCATGGAGACCTTTGAGTTCCCAACCACTAGGATGTTTATAAATCCATATTTTGTTATTGCCTTTTGTATATTTTTTATTGGAAATTATAGATTTTTCATTATTTACGCCGCAATCTTTCTGTAAGTCTTTTCTAAGTTTTCCTACAAGTCTCTCAGTATCAACTTCTGGTTCTTTTATTTTAAATTCTTTTAGAACCTCTTTTTCTATAAAACTAAAATCGTTCGGATCTTTAACATTTGATTTAAATTTTTTGTATATACTTCTAAATTCTTCTTCTTTGTAGTCTTTTTCGCTTTTTACAAATAAACTCTGTTCAATTAAAAGAGTTCTGTACTTATTAGCATCTGATTTGCACAATTGTGTGAAAATAGTTTTATCTCTAGATTCGTATGGATTTTTTCCACAAGCTGATCCAACGGAAGAAATTTCTAAAGAATACATTTTAGATAATAATATATTAAATTTTTAAGTTATTAATTTAAATGTAAAATTTGCTAAAAAAATTATTATCTAAAAGATATTCTAAATAAAATGACAGTTATGAATATATCCCAAACTAATATCATCGATGCTATGAATGGTAATATATTTGAAGGATATGTAGATACAAAAATTAGATCTGAAGTTCCTTTCTTTAGAAAGATACTTATTGATAATTACTATAATTTAGAATATTTTCACGGTTACGTTAATAAAATATATGACGCGTGGGCAAGTATATTAACCTATAATTTTAAGAGACTTATATCTATATACAATAGAGAACATGACCTTTTCCTTTATAAAGAAAATCAAAGAAAAGAAGAGATGCTCAGAATGGCGACTCAAATGGCAACAGAAGACATGTTAGGAGATTTAGCAGATCTTGAAGTAGGTACTAGCATGTCTTCATTGATTAACAGTATTAAAAAAAGTGGGATTTCTAAAAAGGGTCCATCTAAGAAAAAGTTAAAAAAGTAATTCGTCGTCAGAATCATATTTCATACGCAAACTTCCCGAGCCAGCATTAATATCGCGACCTCCTTGGGGAGCCATAAATGGTGTGTACTTTACTTCTTCAAATGAATCATCTCTTTTAAGATGAGTCGTGCGTTTTACAAACTTTACATTCTTAAATCCTAAAGAATTTGTGTAGATAATTGGTTCATACTCGTTTAGGTACTGTTGTCCTCTTGTATCTATTACCCAATTTTCAAGTTCGGTCTGAGACATTTCCGATGGTTTCTTTTTAGTACTTATTGAAATAGTCTGCATCTGCGATGTTATGTTTTCGTAGTCCTTTACCTCTTCTGGGTCTATTACAGACATATCGTCATCTGATAAGGTCCCAAAAAACGTGTATCCCGTTATATTAACTGGATCATATATTACCTTAATTTTTTGTGGAATTTCTGGGTTAACAGTTCTAAGTGCTTGATTCATTTCTTCTCTAATATTATCAGTTGGGTTGTATAAACCAGAAACTATTGAACTTTGGAGTGTATTTATTATTTTTTTAAATTTACTATTGAGAAGTCTTTGATTTGTTAAATCTTCTTCAAAAGTAATTTTTCCGTCTTTTACTACAATCGATAGATGTTTTACCTTTTCTCCGTCCGAACCATAAACAAATATCGGATACATTGTAATACCTCTAGAATATAGATCTGGGTATTCTTGACGAATAGAATCAGATGTAGTTTGTTGAATTTTTATAGCTTTAATCATCGACTCTGTTAATTGTAATTGTGGTTGGACAGGAGTTGGAGCTAATTCTGTTTCTGCACTAACAGCTCCAACTGGAATAGGAGAAACTAAACCAGATTTAACATAATCCACTGCAACCATCATTACTTCGCCCGAAGGATTTAAGAACTTTGTCATATTTTCTTCTTTCAACATTTCAAGAACTTCCTTGTCGTCTTCTGTACAGTAATCCTTAAATGTAGAAATAGGATCTTTTTTGAATACCCATTCAACATCGCCAACCTTGAGAGAAGGATTTCTAGAAACATCTTCTTCGTCTACTTCCTTGAATTCATAGTATTCTACACCTTCTTTAGTGACTTGTTTAATAAGATACTGTGTTCCATAACATTTTTTTCTATATTTATCAGTGAATAATTCGGACGCAGATTTCTTTGGTGCTTGTGCAAGCGGGGCTGAAACCGCTGGTGCAGTACTTGGTCTAGCTTCTAATGGGGTTGTAGAAGAGGTTGCAACTAAACTTGAATCTGGAATAGTAGATTGATCTAAACACATTCTGATCTGTTCTTCTGTAAGGTGATTCATCATCCAATTAATAATGGATTCTGTGGACTTAGCTTCAAAGAATTTTAATGTTTCAGTACTCATTTTATATTAATATATTATATTTTTTTCGCATTTTATTTTTTGGAAACTGTCTTTAATATTTCATTTATAGCTTCCGGATTAGATATAGCAATATTTAATAGTTCATCTATATAAGACTCCGGATACAATTTATGAACATAAATTATTTCTAAAACCTTACTATTTATTTTTTGCTTTATACTTTCCTTTTTAAATTCTTTTGCTATATTTTTTCTGACGTCAGAAGATACTACATTGCTTACAGCCAATTTCTTAATACAACCAATTAATTCGAACTTCTTTCTAACGTCATCTTTAAACTTTAGAGAGGTGACTCCAGTTTCATTTAAAAATTTTTTTCTTAACATGGGAATTATAGAATATTTACCTCTAAGTTCTAAGAGCGAATCTTTTATTGGCTGTATTGTATCCAGTTGATTAAACGTTTTATCAGACTCCCATGGTTCTATATTTTCTTTTGTATTTAGATCTTCGTTAATGTCTGCTTCTGTAAGAACTTCTGAGTCTGGATAAGTTTCAAAATTTCCTGTATCCGATGGTCCAGCTTCTGTAAATTTAAGAGGAAAATCTTTATTTGGAAAAGAATAACGTCTATTATAAACATCTGCAAATGTTACTTCTTCTGGTATGCCTTCGCGAATGTACATTCTTCCAGATGACGGATTCTTATAGTATATTTGATAAGAACCACTTGGTAGAGGAACAATATTTTCTTCAAGACGAATAAGATTACCGTTCTTATTAATTTTAGAATCAATGGCACATTTTTTAAGTATGGTGTTAAGATCGCTGTTTATGTTGTACTTCTTGAGCGACGCAATTAACATTTTCTGATCTAATCCAAAACTTTCATATTCTCTCCAACCACCTGGTTTTCCTACATCTTTTAACATATTCAGAGCATCTGGATCTGGGCTTCTTCCAGAACCTGGATAAACAGAATAGTGTCTATAAACGTCTACATATTGTTCTTCTGTCGGAAGAGAAGAATGGCTACAATATCTACTTGCTCTTGCAAGAATTTGTTCAATTCTAGACTCGTTCCACCAAGGATCTGTTATGTGTACTTGTCTCACGTTTTTAAAAGATACACCTTCCATAACAGATCTAGTTCCCAAAATAATCTTTAAAAGGGATCCATCGTTATTTTGAATGGAATTAAATGTGTTTCTAGCTTTCTTAATTAAAGTTCCATCTTTATCTTTTGCTTTTGTTTCAGAACTCCACACAAAGAATTTGCCAGCTCCGCGATCTTTCTTTTCAAAACTTACTAGTCCACATGCTTCTAATATAATAGCAAGTGGTTCTACACCAAATGTTAACCAATTTGAGAATATAAAAACTGGACCGTTAGAACTTAAACTTAGTTCTATTATGCTTGCAAATTTAGTAGAAAATGTCTTGACGTACTCGATAATATCTGGAATGTTTTCAAATCTCTGAGATTTAATTCTATCTCTAAATATAGCTAAAGCTTGTTTTTTCTCTGATATTGTCTTGTTAATAGTCCCCGCTGACTTAGGAAGAGATATATTAGAATATTGTTGACTAGTAACGTACATACCCGATATATTGTCTTCTTCTTCTGAATTGTAATTACCCAAAAGAACATTTTCATAAGAATTAATACTTCTGCTGTCATCTGCCACAAAATTTTTATCCTTCGAGATATCAGACTTTAAAGCTGAAAGATACTCAATCTTGTGTTCTAAAGAGAAAGTATGTTCTAGTGTTATTATTCTTTTGTAAGGATAAGCATTTGGGTTTCCTCCCTTGAAATAAGAAACGTATCCAGAGCATAAATAAGAAATTAAATCATTATTTATTATACATGAATTATCTGTTATATAGTCTCTGGAATCTGATACACGTTTACATTCTTTGTTCTCGTCAGTAAATCCTATGAATTTATCATAGAAATCTACCTTTTTAATAGGAAAAGGAATTCTCGGTCTTAATAAATTCATGGTTAAAGCTAGTTCATAAGGATTATCATATATTGGAGTAGCAGATAACAAGGCTATTTTAAGTTTTGGGTGAAAGTAATACTTTATAGAATCGTAAAGTTTTTTATAGAATGTGCCTCCTTCGCTCACAAGTCTTTGAATTTCGTCAATAATTAATAGACCATTTTCATGAAATAATGCAGAATCCTCTAGTAGACGTTTGTTTTTAATAAAATTACCATCCTTAGAAGTTTTATATAAAGATTCTATAAAAGTTTGATGACTTACAATTTCAAATGTTCTTACTATTTTACTTCTTAGATCTTTTTGATAATTAGCTAAGTCTCTTTTTCGAATAGCGATAATATTTTCTTGACTTTTAAATGCTTTTAGAGTTGCAGCAGAGGCGTCTCCAGAGTCTATTGCTTCTTGAATAGCAAATAATTTATTATTTTCTGTTTCTATCTGTCTAAGCTTTGCTAGAAGAATAGAATTTTGATTTTGTGAAACATAAAAGTCTCTTTCAAGATCACCATCTTTCTTTATTAAGCAAAATGAAGGACACGAGAAAAAAATTCCATTTCTTATTTCTCCAGTTATTTCTTCGTAGTATTGATCAACTAGGGGCGCCGGAACGACATAAAGCATTCTTTGATTACTAGAGTTCTTAAGAGCTTCTCCTATTACTATACTAGTACACGACTTTCCAGAACCAAGACCATGATAAACTAATACATTATTAAAATTGCTATTTGGGCCCATCAATTGTCCCATAAACTTCTGCTGAGGTGCTAGACTTATATCAGAAGTTTTACAAATTTCGTCATTAGAAAGACCAATATAATCCTCGCGGAATTCAAATGGGCTATTCTCTGGAAACGCAGACTCTGAATATTGCGAGTCAATAAAATCTAGAAGTTCTTTATTGTTAAATGATTCTACAGATTCTAAGTTTGTGTATCTCTTGTTTGAACAGTCTATTTTATATTTTTCTGCATCTTCTGATTTTTCATAATAATATTGTAAACAATCAGACATTATTATTATGTTTTAAATATTTTAATTTTTAATTTGCGTACTCTATTCCATAAAAAAGCCAAATTAGAATACTAACAATAAAGCCTATAATCATAGCTGGTAGATAAGCATCAATGGAATATCCAAGTAAATCTGCTATTCCTGGACTTACAAAAAAAGTTAATACAGAATAAAAAGCCATAATAGAAAGAGTACTTGGTTCTAGAATCATTTACATTTAAATAAATATTTTAATTTTGATTTATTTTCTCAGACATTTAAGAAGATTTACTTAAATGTCGTCATTTAATAAATTATTAAAATTATATCTAAAAGATCTTTCTTCTCTGAGGCATTCCTCATCCAAATTTATTAATTTTTATAGGTTTTGTTTTCTTGAGTTCTTTTTCCAAAGATTCTTTAGTCTTAAATTTTCCATTTGAGGTTTTCAACTTTATTCCTCTTTCTTTAGCCTTTAGTTGTAACTTCTTAAATGATTCAGCTTTTATATTCATCTCTTTTTCTGTCAAACTCTTGCGCTTACCGTTTACGTCTTTTGTAACTCTTATACCAACTGATTTTAGTCTTTCTTTTAGTGTAGTCCCAAAAGAATTTCTAGGTCTTTTCCGTAAACCTTCTAGTTGCATAGCTGTACTTATTTCCGCTGATGTAACGTCTGTTTTTGGAAAATTTCTTTTGGCGAGTTCTAACCCTCTTAGTAACGCAGGTTTGTCTATTGTAAATATTTCTAGTGCGCTAAAAGGGTTAGATACATTTTCAAAGACGACGCCTCTTATGAATAAACTAGCTATATATGCAGAAATATAATCAAAAGATATAAATAAATTCGTAAAATTTGGGGTCGTATAAGAATAGCTCGCAAATGATAATATCTGCCCAAGATCTCCAAATGTCTTAAACATAAAAATATTATCTTCGGGCGTATATTCTGTCGTTAAAAATTTAACAGAATTGTTATTAGAGTCTATTTTTCCTTTTACATCTAATATTTCCTTTCCAAAGAAATTTTTAATTTTAAGTTTTGTAACTCCTTCTGCTGATTTTATATATTGTATTTTAATTATGTTTTTAGTACCAAAATTTAAATTGATTTCATAATTATTTCCTTGTAATATAGGTTTTATAGAAGGAACTTCTTTCCTTGCTTTTTTTGTCATTGCTATTATCTGATTTATGATTGAAGAATTAGTAGAGGCGTCAAATGCAGTTGCGGGAGAATTAAATATATCTAATTTATATTGTGGTGTATATAAAATTTTGCATATATTATTAAACAATGCTGAAAAACCAATTGTAGTTTTATTTGCATCCACACCAACTAAAATGTTATTATTGGAAATTTCGGGATTTAATAAAAATAAAAGATAATCTGAAAAACTTTTTCCACAATCCCATTTTACATAATCAAAAAGATTAATATTTTGAATATCTATTATTCTCTTAATGTCTTCTATAAAATTGTTTTTTATTTTTTCTGTACTATTTATATTATTATAGATTATCATTTTAGATTCTAAATTTTTTATTTCACTATAAAAAAAACTACCAATCTCTGGACCAAGGTCCATTTTTATATTGAGACCATTAGATGATTCTATGTTTTCTACGTCATTTACATAACTTCGATACAATAATTCGTGAGTTTTTTCTTTCTGTGGTTTTTTCCACGCGTTTCTATCTGCTGTTTCTATAAAATCGTGACAACCGTCTAAGAATATAAGTAATCTTATTATTCTTAGAGTAACGTATACACTTTTAGTTTTTTTAAAAAGTTCTGTTTTAGTTATTTCCACACTCATTTTATTATTAGTGCATATTTTAATTTAAATTCCATAAGTAATAAAATCTTACTTGTCCCGGTCTATTAAGTTCTTTATAATTTAAAAACACATGAGACTGGTCGCTTAAAATTACTAGAGAGTCTCTAAAATTCTGAAAACACGAATCTTCGTCTATGTAATGAGGATTTTCTACTATAATTTTACTATTCATTATTCTTTTTGAATGATGTAGTTCAAAAAGTCCTATATACTTTGGACCTTCGTTACAAAACTTTCCATCTGGAAAAAATCCTAAATAGAAGTATTCTTCTGTAGTATACATATTTGCAAGACCTTTTAAATTAAATAGATCCATATAATAATGCTCGTCGTATTCGGGTGTATTGTCTGATGATATCATCGTTAACCAGTTAAAAGCCCAGTTTTCGGCATTTAGACTTGTTAGAAATTTTAGTTCACCTCCCGAAGGAGGTATCAAAGATAAACCAATGTCTTCTTCACATATTATATTACACCTTGGAACTACACGTGAATTTTTTAGCACTATTACAAAACTTGATAACATCGATATTTATCTATAAATCAATATTTTAAACCAATTTATTCTCTAATAATGAAACCACTTTATTAATCGTAGGAATACAAACATTTACAACTTCAGAAATTTTATTTTTATTAGGAGACTTCAATTTAAGCTTGTTTTTAATCACATAAACAAGTATTCCCGCAGTGGAAGACTTCGGGGTCACAGAATCAAGTTTATTTTTGTTTTCTTCAAAAATTTCATTACAAAGTGTAGAAATATTAAATGGTAGTTCAAGTTTATTACAAAATAGTACAAACGAATCGTTTTCTTTGATATCTTGTTTTTGTTTTCCTAACTTTTGATAAGCACCAGCCCCGTGCATAATTTCCATAAATATTCTTTCTCCTTTTAAAAACCCTTTATTAGAAATTTCTAAAACGTCATAAATCTTTTGTCTATCCGCTACTATATTATTATTTATGCACGCATAATAAATACAAGACCCGATAAGACCAGTTCTTACTGCTGCCCTTGTGAGTTTACCAGATTCCATACAGATATGCCACATACGCTTTGCAACTGGTAGAATAGTTAGAGGTAATCCAATTTTAGTACAATAATCAGACATCTTTTCAGATGTTTTCCAATAAGTTTTCTGTTTATGAGTAAAAGTCTGTTGATAATGAAGACGCATTATAAAAGAGTTCTTATTAAAACCTGGGATTGTACCACCTTTAGAATAAGGATTGTCAGAAATAGCAGTATCTGCTCTTTGATTATTCGTTTGATAACTTCCGTCTGTATTAGTATAAGTATTCCATTCGCAACATTCAAAAAGCGAATGTAAAATTTCTCCACATTCTAAACACATCACGGACCCTTTGTCTGAAACTCTATCAAAGTGCTTACATTTTTCTTTGAGTGTATCGTTTTCAATTTCAAATTCCGATTTACATTCTTCAAAATCATTCCAGATAGCGTCCATGTGGATATAAATAAACTTTACAAGATATATTAATATGTTTATAAAAACGTAATTTTCGTGAAAAAGTATTATTTAAAATATTTTTTTTAAGTAACATGGCAATTGTTTTTAATAGGCCATCTGTTAATATAAATTTAGACAGTGCTAATAAAATATTTGAAGTTAACATAACTAATGACGAAAAATATAACGAACGTGGATTTTTAGAATTTATTGAATACTTTAAATCTACTTGGAAGTATGTTTCCGATCAAAATGATATCTATTTTATGACGATTAATATTACAGCACGGGGAGAAAATGATCTACCTCTTACAGCATTTATTAAACTAATTCAGACAATAACAGATCTTCATGAACTATTTTCTAAACATCTTCATTCTTGCTGTATTTATTCTTCTGGTGCTAAAAAATGGCAAGATGCTTATGAATTTATAACTAAGTTATATAAGCCTAAAGACCAAAGACCTCTACGTTTTACAGAAAATATTGACGAAGGAAAGTTATTTTTAATATCTAATCAAATTATTGCAAAAAAATAATAATAAAAGGAAAATTTATTATTAATAATTAACTATGAAGATTGTAACTTGGAATGTTAATGGAATTCGCTCTCGAATTTTTAATGATAAGACAAGTGCTCAAATTGGAAAAGTTAAAGACGTTCTCGTTCAAGAAGGTAGTTCTATGTCACAGATTTTGGATCTAAACCCAGACATTATTACTCTTCAAGAAACGAGATGTGATACTCAACAAGGTGCACGCTTTAAGATTCCTGGATTCAAATCTTTTTTTAATGAATCAAAGGAAACTGAATATCGTGGTCCAAATAGATATTCTGGCACTTGTCTTTTTATTTCCGAAAAAATTGGCATTGAAAAAATAGAATATTCTATAGACGATTACAATGACACAGAGGGAAGAATAGTAATTTTGTATCTCAAAGATACAATATTGCTAGGGGTCTACGCTCCAAATTCTGGAACAAATTATGAAAAGAAAATAAAATTCAATGAAGCTATCTTAAAATTTTTGAATTCACAGACTAAAAATGTAATATTTTGTGGCGACTTAAACATGGCAAAAGATACACACTTTGATAAATCAAAAACAAAACCGGGCCCATGTTTTTACCCACATGAACTACGCCATTACGACGATCTTATTAATATGGGATATATCGATACTTTAAAAGAAGATCCAATAATTTATACTTGGTGGGATCCAAGAGCTAAAAAAATTGATGGTATTGCTTGCACGAGACAAGCAAATAAAGGTTGGAGACTTGATTATTTCTTTACTAAAGGACTTAATAAAGTATCCAGTAAGGTTTATAAAAACATAGGTGAAACAAATCCTTTGTCAAGTGATCACGCCCCCGTTTTAATTACAATTGACTAACTTACTTTCCAAACATAAGTTCAGTCCCTTGTTCAGATAAAGATTTTACCGGGTTAGCCCGAAAACTACGCGCTCTCATAGAAGAGTTAGAATACATATCGTATAAATTGTATACAAGTAAAAGAGATAATATAATAGACACCGTTAGAGTTACTCCCCATAATAATTTATCAAAATCTGTAGTCCCACAAGACTTGTCAGCACAACATCCTTCATTTGAGCTACGAAGTTGATTTAGTTGAGAGAAAATAATCCAAAACAAGGACATAAATATAATTAAATTTATAGTGTTCATTCTTAAAATCTATACAACATTTTTTTTTATAAGTCTTTTTTCCAAAAATCCTTTAGGGTGTAATTTTTAATTGTTGTATACTTTTCTTCAATTACTTTTTGTTTTCTTATAAATTTCTCTACTGTTTCATCTGTAAAGCTATGAATCTGCATATCTGTGAGATATTTATAAGTAGAATCTACTTTGTGATAATTTTTATCTTCTAATTGTTTATTGATAAACTCTAATTTTTTCCTAAATACTGCTACTTTATCATCCATGATGTCGTTGATGAAGTTAATTCTTGAATTTATTATATTCAGTTCGTTTTCGTATTTATTTAAAAGATTTTTCTGTCTACGAAGATAGTAATCATTTCTTATCATCCAAAAGTGATAAACTATTTCTTCTGCGCATTCCATCTTGACTATTTGACTTTTCTCATTAAAGACGTGCATGTTTTTAGCAGATAGATTACTAGTCAATTTAAGCTTTTTCTCGATAATATTGTCTTTCTTCCATTCCCAAAGAGTATCATTTGGAATTTTAATTGTAAACAATATCGTAGTTTCTGTAGAATTATTTTTATAAGAATAAATTATGTTCTCTGATTCTAATTTATCAAGAAAAGCCTTGTAGTCATCAGTCCAAGTGCCAATAGGCAGTTCTGTTACTATTACGTTTAAGTTTTCTATTTTATACACCCCAGTAGTTATCCAGCGCGAATCTTCTATCTTTTTAATAGTTCCAGTGAAACCAGAGTACCAAGGAGTCAATTCATTAATTTCAGCATCTTCGTCGTCTACTAATTTCATAAGAACAGACTTTATGTCTTCTGGATTAAAACAAGGAATGTCTGTAGAAAATCCAGTACCTATTCCACAAGCTCCGTTGATGAGAATCATTGGTAATGTCGGAACATAGAACTTAGGTTCTATAGAATATCCATCGTCGTCTAGATACTCAAGTAGATCATAATCATCTGGATTAAAAATTTTATCAAAGTGTTCTGACAGCTGCGTAAAAATGTACCTAGGACTGGATGCGTCCTTGCCTCCTTGGAGTCTTGTTCCAAATTGACCAACCGGTTCTAATAGATTAATATTATTTGAACCCACAAACTTCTGTGCTAAATTTACAATAGTGTCCATAAGACTAGTTTCTCCGTGATGATAGCTAGTTTTTTCTGATACATAACCCGCAAGTTGAGAAACTTTAATTTCTGAATACAAATTCTTTGTGATACAAGCATATATTATTTTTCTCTGAGACGGTTTAAGTCCGTCTACTAAATTAGGAATAGATCTAATATTGTCTTCAATAGAAAACAACGCCAGTTCTTTATTTATAAGATCTTTAATTTGAACATTGCTTTTTGTATAATCAAGAGTTGACCCTTCTTTAATACTCTGAAGAATCCACTTCTTTCTATCATCCGCACATGTCTTTGAAAAGGCAAGTTCTAGAAGTTTTAAATCTTCTTGGTCTTCAATTTTATAATTCAAAGTTTTCATGCTTTTAAAGTATTCCTTAGCTTCTGTTGAGGTACTTGTACCAAGACCCTTATAATACTTAACTCTCCAACCAGAATCTTTATTGACTTCTTTCCACTTCTTATAATCAGAAAGATTATAAAAAGGAATTATCTGGTTTCTTTTTGATATTTTTATAATTGGCGTGACTAAAGAACTTATGAAGTCTGTCTTAAGAAGCTCTGGCCAACCATTTGAAAAAAAATTTACAAGTAGACTTTTAATATGAAATCCGTCTGTGTCTGCGTCTGTCATTATAAGAATTTTACCATAACGAAGATCTGATACATCTTTGTATTTTTTACCTTCTTGTAGACCAAGAATCTTTTTGATATTATTAATTTCAATGTTTCCAGTTAGTTGAGAATATGTAGCTGTTCGAGTGTTAAGAACTTTTCCCTTAAGAGGGAAAACACCATAGTATTCTCTTCCAACAACCGAGAGACCGGATATAGCAGTAGTCTTTGCTGAGTCTCCCTCTGTCAAAATAAGAACACACTTGTCAGATTCCTTTGTTCCAGCTTTATTTGCATCATCTAGCTTCGGAATTATTATCCTATTTACTTTTTTACCATCAGTTTTAGATATGTTTTTCTTTTCCTTTGCCTCTGCAATAATAAGAATGCTATCAATTATTCCAATTTTACCGATACATTTTACAAAGGCGTCTGTTACATTAAATTTGCTTCCAAAATCAACAATCTTTGTAATGTTCTTTTCTTTTGTCTGAGAAGAAAAGTTAGGATTTTCGATCTTACAATTTATAAAAACAAAAAGGTTGTCTTTGATGTACTGAGGCTTGATAGTAAGATTCTTATGTTTTTCTTGTATTATCTCTGTGAGTTTCTTAATAATAGGACATATCACGTGATCTACGTGACTTCCGCCATCTGGTGTATTAATACCGTTTACAAATGACATAGTTTGGAATCCACATGTACTTGGTGCAATTCCAACTTGCCATCTTGATTGTTCTTCGATAACTCGAGGTGTATTATTTTTGTCGCCAATGTACAAAGAGATATATTCTGAGAAATCCTTAAATCCCAATTTTTTATCATTTAGATAAACATTAACTCTCTTTGGAGTAACTGCACAAATATCGTACACTCTCTTATAAAGAACTTCTTGTGTGTCATTAGTTAGCTTTTCTACTCCAAATCTTGCATAATCAGGTACAAAGGTTATCTTTGTATATTCCTTTGTAGATTTTTCAAGTTTAGGAGGTTCTATAACACTGAGGTTGTCTTTAAAAGTTTGTGTATATTTTTTGCCGTCTTTAGCTGTCTCGATTGTAAATGTTTTTGAAAATATAGCAGTTAGTTTTGCACCAAGCCCATTAAGGCCTCCTGTGGTTCTTTTTTCTGTATCGTCATAATTACTAGAAGTTAAGAGATTTCCAAAAATTAGTTCTGGGATGTAAATCTTATAATCTGGATGAATTTCTATTGGAATACCAGAATCATTAAATACAGAAATTTCATTTTCTGAAATATTTACCTTAATATTTTTAACACTGTTGTTTCTCTGTACTTCATCGGAAGCATTTGTTAAGATCTCGTCGAAGATTTTAAAGATCCCTGGATTCCATTCACACAATGCAAGTCGTGCCGTTTTTTCTTCTATTACCCAAGTTTCTGATTTTATATTTTTTGTATCTCCGATATACATACCAGGTCTAGCAAGGACATGTTCTTTTTGCGAGAACTTCTTGTACTTATCAGACATAACTTCTGGTATTGTATATTTTAATTTTTTAAGCTGATTATTTTTCCGTAATTGTTTCTTGTTTCAATGATGTAAACAATTTCAGTAATTCATCCATCGATTTTACGCCATTAAATGTAACTTTATTATTTTTATATTTAACAATAGAATGGGGAATAGAAGAAATATTATTATCTGATATATAATCTTCAAATTCTAAATTTTCGACATTTATTTTGTAAACTAGACAATTTCCTATGTTTTGTAGATTCTTGTATAAATTTTTACAAGGTCTACACCAATCCCCGCCAAATAAAAAAACAATAATATTATCTCCGTAATCTATCTGATTTGTAGAACAAAAAGACTCATAACTTTCAATATCCATTTATAGTAAATGCATTTTATTTTTTATATGTGTTAAATAATTAAAATTTAAATAACAATAATAATATAAATGTTAGAATTTTTAGATTTAACCTTTATAGTAATTACTGCTATTACTACTTTTATAACTGCAATTATTCTCGAAAGTTTACCCGAAGATATGAAATTGGAAAGGAATAATAAAGTAATATTTTCTATTATTATAGGGCTCGGTGTTTCTGGATTTATAGAATATTACTATAACCAAGATATTCTTTTAACTTCGAATTATTGGGATTAAATAGCAAAATAAAATAGAAAATATATTTTATAGATGTCAATTAGTTTAACTAAATTTGACCCAAAGAGTATAGAAAGACGCAGAACAACTGGGTCCGGACCGCCCACGTGTGTTTTTATAGGCAAGAGAGGAACTGGCAAGAGTACTCTTGTTGCAGATATATTATACTATTTAAGAAGAATACAAGCTGGTGTAGTTATATCTGCAACCGAAGATGGAAATGCTTATTATTCAAATTTTGTTCCAGAAATTTTAATACACTCAGAATATAAACCAGAAATAATTCAACAAGTGATTACAAGACAAAAAAATATAATACGCGGAACATCAAAATCTCCAGACAATGATGTATTTGTACTACTAGATGATTGTATGTATGACAAAAGAATGATAAGAGATCCTAATATCCGCGGTATTTTTATGAACGGAAGACATTGGAGAGTGAATTTCATGTTGACTATGCAATATTGTATGGATTTGCCCCCGGATTTAAGAGCTAATATTGATTATATTTTCATTTTGAGAGAAAACATAATACAAAATCAAGAAAAGATATATAAGAATTTCTTTGGTATATTTCCACAATTTAGTATTTTTCAAGACGTAATGAACGCGTGTACAGAGGGTTATGATTGTTTAGTTCTTGACAATACTTCTAAAAGTAATAACATTCAAGATTGTGTTTTTTGGTATAGAGCTAAACCAAATAGAAAGTTCAAAATTGGCTCTAAAGAACTATGGAATTATAGTGCAAAAAACTATGATAAAAATGCAAAAGACAAAACTGAAGAACTTGATCAAAGTAAAATGAAGAAGAAAAATTCAGTAACTGTAAAAGTTAAAAAATTAAAATAAAGACTTAAAAAATCATAATTTATAAATGAACAAGATTAATAAGTTACTTAAAATTCCTCAACACGAACAAAGATCCGAAGAGTGGTTCAAACAAAGAGAAGATAAGCTTACTAGTTCTGACGCGGCAACAGCACTTGGTATCAATCCTTATCAAAAGCCAAATGATGTGCTTTTTAAAAAATGCGGACAAGATTTTAAACCATTTGTAGGAAACATAGCAACTAGACACGGACAGAAATACGAAGACGAAGCGATTAATAAGTATTGTGAACAAACTAATTCAAAAAATTATAATTTTGGTCTGATTGCTCACGAAGATGTCTATCATAACAAAGATTATTATTGGTTAGCTGGTTCTCCAGATGGTATCGCAATAGATAAAGACAACGAAAATGCAACGCCTATTCTTATTGAAGTAAAATGTCCCTTTAAAAGAAAAATAGTAAAAGGAGAAATACCAAAATACTATGTTCCACAAGTTCAATTAAATATGTTTATATGCGACCTAGAACTTGCAGACTTCATAGAATATTGTCCCACTAATAATATTCTAAACATCGTAAGAATAGAAAGAGACGAATTTTGGCTATCAGAAAATATTCTTATATTAGAAGAATTTTGGAAAGAAATAGAATATTATCGTAAGAATGATATTACAAAGCATCCAGATTTTCCTAAAGTTAAAAAAGTTCTGGATATAAGAAGTCAGCATATTAAAGACGGATTTATGTTTAGAGACGAACCAGAATCTGACGATGAAGTAATTACTAACTATATTCTACGAGATTAATTTTACAAAAAAACATATTACTTAAAAGAATAAATTATATATAATCAAAATGGGTATCCGAGGACTCAATAACATGATTAAGAAACTTTCACCAGATTGTGTCACCGAAAATTCAATAACAAAATATAAAAATACTGTTGTTGCAATAGATTGTAGTATTCTTATATACAAATTTAGATATGCGTCAAAGATAGAAAATGCACATCTCATAGGCATAGTAAACAGAATTAAATTTTACATGATGAATAATATTCTACCAGTTTTTATATTTGATGGAGTCCCTCCAGATGCAAAACGTTGTACCATAGAAAAGAGACAGAATGCAAAATATAAACTGTACAAAAAAATTGATCAACTGAAAGAAATTGTACCAGAAAATGAAATGCATAAAAAAACTATTGACGAAGAAATAGAAAAAATAAGCTCTCAGATTATAGTTGTTAAGAAAAGACACATTGATGAATGTAAAGAACTACTTGAAAAATCTGGAATACCTTATTTCTATGCACCAGAAGATGCAGAGAAATATTGCGCTTTTTTGCAGAAAAACGGTTTAGTTGAATATACAATAACAGACGACACAGACGCCATGACATTTGGATGTAAAAAAATTCTTAAAACTAATATTAACAATGCCATCGTAGAAATAGATCTTGAAAAATTGTTAGAAGATTTTAAGATGTCTTATAAAAATTTTGTAGATTATTGTATACTTTGTGGTTGTGATTATTCTGACACTCTTAATCAAATAGGACCAATAACCGCTTATAATATCATTATTAAAGATGGTAATATAGAAAATTATTTAAAGCAGCATCCAGAAAAAAATAAGGAAACTTTTAATTATTTAACTGCAAGAAAAATATTTACTGAATTTAATTACGACCTTCCAGAAACTATTAAAAAAAAATCTTTTGATAAAGAATTACTTCTTAATTTTTTAAAGATTCAGAATTTTAGTGAAAACGTAATTAAAAAATTTATTAAAATTCTCAATTAATTTATTTTTTTTTTCTTTTATAATTATTAAAAGATGAATCTCGCTATGTTTTTTGGTAAGAAGAGAAAGGCCGCCGCTAAAAAGTCAAAATCGAAGGCGAAGCGCTCGCCAGGTCGTAAGCCCTCGCGTTCGGGTGCTGTAAAGTCGCTAGCTAAAAAGGATGCGTACGTTATGATACGCACCAAGAAGGGCACTCTACGCAAGCGTAAGCTTTACATGGGTAAGAATGGTGCGTTGTACTATCGCACCAAGTCGGGCCGTCGTTATGTCAATAAGTCGGTTCTCCGACGAAAGAATCACGTTCTTTCACCAATTAAGAAGCGTAAGGCTCGCAAGGCTGGTAAGGCTCGCAAGGCTCGTAAGGCTGGTAAGGCTCGCAAGGCTGGTAAGGCTCGCAAGGCTTGTAGATGAATGCCTTACATATAAATTGATAATTCAAAATAATATAATAAATTTAAAAGACTTATTATATTATTTAATTTTAAGTATTTAATTTTTTCTAGAAAAACCCTTTTTTTTATTTGGAGTTGGTTCTGGAGTTGGTTCTGGAGCTGGTTCTGGAGTTGGTTCTGGAGCTGGTTCTGGAGCTGGTTCTGGAGCTGGTTCTGGAGCTGGTTCTGGAGTTGGTTCTGGAGTTGGTTCTGGAGCTGGTTCTGGATTTGGTT